CACCAAATAGAGCATTAGAATTATCTAATTTAATTAAAGAGTTAGAGTAGTGAATGGATCCTATACAGATATTAGAACAATTTGGGTTTCCTGTATTAATTGCACTTGGGTTGGGTTATTTTCTCTGGAAGCAACAGAATTGGATTCAGCACGAACTAATAAAGGAATTAGAGGAAAGATTTAAAAGGTTAGAAGGCATTATAATAACCCTGATAAATCAACAGAAGAAGATGCAGATTGAACTGCGAGGAATTATGAAGAAGTATGAAGCATTGGTAGAAATTATAAATAAACTAATATTAAGAAATGAAAAGGATAAGAAATGAAAAAACTAACTGATTTTTTAAAGAACTTTGCTATTGATTATGTGATTAAATATTTGATTAATAATAAAGATGAAGTGGTAGCAAAATTAAATAAAGAAATTAATGTTCCTATCTTGAATGAAAAACAAGAGAAAGAATTGCTTGATGCTATTTATGATACAACACTAACAGTAGTAAAAGGAATTAAGAAATAATGATTCCTGCGTTATTATTAAAGAAGATTGTACCAAAAATACTTGAAATAGTGCTAAAACAGTTCAAAGGCATTGAGAAAATAGATAAATTGGTAAAGTATATGGAAAATGATAATGATACCGATAAACAGGTAAAATTGCATGATAAAGCATTAAAGGGATTAGCAAGTGAAATTGATGATCTCAAATCAGATATGGAAAAATGGAAGAAAAATGTCTAAACCATTGTTAATAACAGATTATGTAGATGAGAATCTAAAACTTGTAAGAGATGAAGATGGTACAGATACTGCATTAGAATTATCCAAAGATAAATTGAAAATCAATGGAGATTTAGCAGCAACAGGATATACTGATAATATAAAACTGCGTAGTGAAGCAATAGTGAAAACTGATGGGAATGTAACATTAGATTCAGGTGGAGATTTAACACTTGATAGTCATAGTGGTAATTTTATAGCAAAAAAAGCAGGAACAGAATTTAGTGCAGCAAATAGTGCTTATGCAGGAATGATACTTGGATATACAGCACTTGCTATTGATATTGGAGATGCTTCTTATACTACTACTACATCTATGGCTGTACCACATTCATCACTTCAAGTTACATTCGTAGCACCTCCATCTGGAAAGGTGGAAATATCTGTAAGTATATTTGTAGATACAGTTGCTGGAAGGAATTTAGTTTTCGGACTATCTGATAATTCAACTTATAGTCCAATAGATTTCCCAAATGCTGATGATGTAACTAATGAACATTATGTATATAAAGGAGATGAAACTGATGAAGAAGATGTTACTCATCAATGGGTAGTAGAAGGATTAACAGCAGGAACATCTTACACTTGGTATTTTGGTGCAAAAGCAGTAATAACAGCAGGTGCTTATGTTTTGAAATGGGGTGGAAATATAACAGGCGAATATGCACCCTTTATTATGAAAGCAACAGCATTACCAGCAACAATTTATACAGGCTAGGAGAATAAATGGCAGGTTTAACAGGAAAAAGTATAGCGAGTGCATATAAATCAATTTTAAGAGTTGATGACGATACTAATGGTATTGATACATCAATAGAAGCAATTACTGATGGAGAAGGAACAAAATCTGCATTAAAATTATCAGATGATGTTGTTGCAGTTGGACCACAAAATGATGATTCAACAACAGCATTTTATGTAAAGGCAAAAGGTGGAACATCCTTGCTAACAGTAGATACTACTAATAGTGTAGTCAAAGCAGGTGTTGGACAATTTAATGTATTAAATCAATATGCTTATTTTGGAATGAATAATGTTGGAACAGTTGATTTTGCAGTGAATACACATTATCCAATTTCATTCGGTGGAAGTAATGCAGGCTCAAATAATGATGTAGATTTTGGAACAGGAACAGACCCTGATGATACATTCACTACTGCTAATACAGATACTCAATATGCTTCCCAAATAGTACCTATGATGTGGTTTGTTCCAGATAATATTTCTATTGATTCAGTAACATCTATTGAGGGAGCAGATGAAGCAACAGGAGATACAACAAGGATGCATTTAAAATCATTTCAGGTTAATAGTGCTTCAACATCTTGTCTTACATCAGGCGAATTATTAGCACATAGTGCAGATACTACAAATAACGGAAATGAGCAGGTATATGGGCAAACATGGACAATAGATGAAGCAAGTGTTTCAGCAAATAAAGTAATTTTAGCATTTTTTAGATGCGATTCGGATAATTCAGATTATTCAATAAACATAACAGTAAAATATCATTTAGTTTAAGGGAGAATTATGGCAAACGTAAAAACAACATTAACAATAGCAGGAGATGGAACATCAAATTCATTTTCTAATTCAAAGAATTATACAGAGGAAACAGTAACTAAATTTTATGTAGATAACACAGATACATTTACAGATCTAATTACATTTTCACCTGATGATGAAAGTCCAACTAAAACTTCAACATCAACAGCAGCACCAAAATCATTCTGCATATATAATAGTGGAACAACAGGATTAGAAATACAGATTCAAAATACAAGTTGGACACATGCAGCCCCTGACACAGTAGATAGCGAAGCAGTATTTAATTCATTTTTATTGGGAGCAGGTGATTTCTTCTTTTCTAATCAATTAAGATTAATACAATCAAGTGCAGATAATTCAGCAGGAGCAGGAACAAATAGTGCATTAGCAGCAGCATCAGATAAAGTCGTAACAGCATTATCAGCAACAGTAGCAAAAGGTGGAGATATGGTTGCAAATGTAAGTGGATCTCATAGTGGTACTGCTGTAACATTAACAATAGATGATGGATTTACAAAATTTAGATCAGGAGATTATATATTCTTTGATTTAAGCACAGATGATGTTGCAAAAGTTATATCAGCTGATAGTAATGATTTGACAGTAGAAAGAGGTGTTTTAGGATATACTGCCCAAACTATTGCAGATACTACTGATGTGCATATGTATGCAGGTTCTCATTTACATGATAAAGGAACAGAAGATGATAGTGGTGTTAATATCAGAACAGATGCAAGAGGAAGATTTAAAGGTCAGTTATTAGGAGATAGTGGAGCAGTTCCAAGAGGAACAGCAGCAACAGCAGTAGCAGGTGGTATAGTGCCTGGATCTGTTACTATTCAATTCCCATTACATGGTGCTTATCAGAATTTAGGGTTGTCAATCGGTTCAACAGATTCAACAGGATTAGCAGTATCAACTGCCTATGAATTTAGAATTACAGATAGTTTAGGTACAACAGCAGATATAGCATTTACAACAGATTCTTCTGATGTATCTTGGGGAAAAGTTATTGAACTAATTAATCAACAATTTATTGATAATAATTTAGATTACACAGTAGGCATTGTTAATGGAGATGTAAGATTTAGTGCTAAAAAATGGCTTGGTGGGGATAGCCTGTCGTTAGTAGATCCAGCAGATGGTACAGAGCCATGGGGTGTTGGGAATGTACCAGATACAGCAGCAAAAGAAGGAACTGTTAAAACAAGATTCCCTTATGCAACAGTTACTGATGTTCAAAGTGGTAAGAAAATCAAGAATACAAAACACATGCTAATTGATGATGGAAATGGAAACTTAATTGGAGATATTGGTAGAGGAACTATTGATTATGATTCTGGTGTGGTTGATTTTACAGGATTATATAGAGCAGAATTTAAAACATCATTTAATTATGGAGCAGCACACGCAGGTATTCCAACAAGAGCAACAGCATTATCTAATATGGTTAAATTGATTGGAGCAAGATCTACTAATAAATATAAAAATGGAGAAGTAACAGTAATTTGTTACTCATAAGGAGGAGTTATGCCAAAAGGCAAGGGAACATACGGAAGTAAAAAAGGCAGACCAAGAAAGCCAAAAATGAAGCCAAAGAAAAGGAAATAGAATATGGCAACAACTTTTAAATATGCAAGTCAATCAGACTTAAAGAATTACTTTAATAACTTTGGGGATTTTGACCAGAAGGTTCAAATATATCCTACATTAACATCAGGAAATCTACATTTATTTAGAGATTGTGGTTATGTAGATACATTTTTTATAAATGGTGAAGAAATCGCAGCAGCACAATCAGCAAGTGGTGATGTTGATTCAAATGGTGAATGGTTTTATGCTTCTGCAACAAATCAATTAGAATATTATAATAGCAATTATTCATCTACTACTATAAATGAACAAGTATTTGAAACAGGTGTAGATTTTTCTACATTTGCAGATCAACAATTAGTTAATGCTTCTATGGAATTGAATAATCTGTTAGATGCAAGATTCCAGATGCCTTTACCTAAATCAACACAAATTAAGCAAGGTGCAGCAAGTGGATTAGCACCAGAATATGATCCTATTATAATTAAATGCACTTGTTATTTAGCAGCAGCAAATTTAATACGTTCCAAAGATGTTATGTCAGAAGAAGGTCAGTTTTATATGGATATGGTTTCTAATGCAGATGGAACAGGATTAGTTGATAAATTAAATGCAGGACATATAAAATTATCATTTGAAATAGATAACAAAGATAGTCAAGGTTCAATCAGAGAAATTACCAATACTGCTACCATGTATTTGATAGAAACAGAAGGTGAGTTTTATGGTGGTAAGAATGGATATGATTTATTGCGTATAACTTGCACAACATTAGGTGCTTATGGAGTGGCTAAATGTAAAGTTGAATATTATGGGAGTGATAAGTTATTTGGTAGTGAAACAACAGATAATATAGTTACAGGTGGCATTGATTATTGGTCTGGATTAGGTGGTATCGGTGTAAGATTTCAAGGTGCAGCAATGGCAGTAAATGATCAATGGGAAATAGAAGTATATAGTGAAGGTATGGAAGAAACAAATTCAGTAGTTAGAAACATAAGTTTATATAGATAATGGCAATTACTTACGATAAAATAGCATATAATGAAGTAGAATTAGGGTTGAGAAGTGTTATATCCAAAGAATTTCAGAATGTATATATTGGAAGTAATTTTAAGATGCTTGGAACTGAATGTATAAAGATTGAATTACTTTCAAGCACATCAGTTGAACAAGCAACTAATTTTGAAACACGAGAATATGCTTTAAGCCTGCGATATTACTTTAAAGCAGATACAAGTCAAGAATTAATAAATAAGTCCGTAAAAGGCAAAATTGATAGGTTAAGGAAGCATTTATTAGATAATCAAGTAGATACAGATAATAATTGGGCAGCATTGATTGTAGATGAAATCACTTATAATGTTCAAGATGAAGAAAATGAAGAAGAAACTAATCTGCATATAGCAGAATATGAAATTACTATACAACATTTTAACCATTTTACATAGGAGTAAATAATGGCGAAATATAAAGCAAAAGCAGGATTTAAAGATTTAGAAAATAAGTTTTTTGGTATTCATAAGATAAATAATTTATTAAAAGGTGGTTCAATAGATATAACTGATTTTGATTCTTTGCCTGAATCAGTACAAAATGAATTAGAATCATTAGAAGCCAAACAAAAAAAGAAACCAAAAGTAAAGAAAAAAGGAGTTAAATAATGGCACAAGCGACTAACTATTTTCCAAGCCAGAATGTTTCGGTTTGGTTTGAAAAAGAAACGAAAGTAGGCAGAAGTCAAGATGATACTGTTGATAATGCAGGGTTGAAAAAATTACAATGTACTGCTTTCACTATTCCAGAAGGATCTGTTCCTGTTGAATATTCAACACAAAGAGCAGGTCAATTTGTAACAACTGCAAGTCAAGGACACCACGCAGAAGGAACAAAAATGTGGACTTTTGACACTACATTAAGGGGTACTTCTGTATCAGTTTTATTAGCAACAGAAGCAATATTTGAAGATGCTTCAAGTGAAGCAGCATTAAATAATGATTATAGTTTCCCAACAGCAGCATATCAACATGATTCGACATCATCTCCTGCTACATTCAATATAAGATTTATTGATGCAGGTGCAGATGCAACATTACACAATGTAGTTTGCAGAGGTTGTGTAGGTACAGGATTCACTTTAACAGAAGATATTGGTAGTGAGGGTGGAGAACTTGTATGTACTATTAATTGGGCAACTGCTTATAGACCTGATAATACTTCTGCACAAGCAGATGATGATATTACTTCTGCTGGATATGATACAGAAACACCAAAAAATATCAGAAGTTTAGCATCTGGATCAACAGGTATTAATGGTGGTACATTAGAGGAATTAGTGATACAATCATGGGAATTATCAGTAACCAGAACATTAGAAAGAATACATTATGCAGATAATACAAGTGGTGGATTTGAGCCATTTGGTTATGCAATGACAGGTGGATTTGAAGTTACAGGTTCTATTACTGCAATCAGGAATGATGATGTTCACGACTTAATTGCTAAATTTTATGATTCTAATACAGTAGATATTAATATAGCAGAAAGTAGTAATTTTGCAATAGCATTAGACAAGTGTTTGATTAATGAACCAACCATTGATAGTGGTGGAGCAGTATTAACTGAAACAATACCATTCACAGTAGTAGGTGCAGATGATATAAGTTCAACTACTAAAATGTTAGGTATAACAATAGCATAACAAAGATAAGGATAAATCTATGTCAGTAAAAGTAAAAGCAAAAGAGAACCAAGATTTCAAGACATTTCAAATAGAGATACCTGAAATAACTTGGAAAAAAAGATGTGAATTAAATGATTTGATGATTGATAGTTCTAATAATGGCAATACTCCAAATTTTACATTCTGGGGTGATATATGTCTAAAATTCACAAATCTGAAAGAGGAAGATTTAAATAATCATTCAACTGATGAGATCATAGCAATAGCAAATACAGTATTTGAAGTTGCTAATTCAAAAAAAAAATAGCAGAAATCCTGTTAAGGATTAATGTTTGGATTAGTTGTAATGGAATAGAGAGAAATGCTTATACTGATGTAGAGTTCCCTTATTCTGCTATGTCATTATCTAAAAATCAATATGTTGAATATTGTGATTTAGAAGATGTATATGAAGAATTAATAGCATTGTATGACAATGCGTTGGAAAAAGGATTTGATTTGGGAAATGCACTATATACACAAGCACCATTCTTTGTAGATTATTTTTTATTATTATGTGAAGAATCACAGAAATTGATAAAAGATTATTTATTCTGCAAAACTTTTAATTGTCCTCCATATAAATCCCTTGAAGAAACATCAGATGAATTGAAAAATAATTTCTTAATTATTGATAGTGAATATAATAAAGTGAAAACTGAAAATCAAAAAACAAAAATGGAAGAAAACAAATAATGGCAGGAAATACTTGGTTTATTAATGTAAAGTCAAAAGGCATTAAAAAAACAAATAGAGATGTTAAGAAACTCAAAGGCAATATGGGTGGACTTAACAAAACTGTTAGAAATCTTGCAATAGGATTTGGTGCTTTATATTTAGGAAAATCATTATTAGGTGCTGCAAAAGGTGCTATTGAAACAGCAGGACAATTTGAATCATTAAGAATAAGATTGAACAATATGTATGGTTCTGTTCAAAGAGGTGGACAAGCATTTGATGAATTTAATAAGATAGCAGCAACAACCCCATTTCAACTTAAAAATGTAGTAGAAGCAGGTGCATCATTAAAAGCATTTGGTGTAGATGCTGAAAACATGATCAAACCTGTATCAGATTTAGCAGCATTTATGGGTGTAGATGTTGTGGAAGCAGCACAAGCAATGGGTAGAGCATTTGCAGGTGGTGCTGGTGCAGCAGATGTATTAAGAGATAGGGGTATTTTACAATTAATAAAAGATTCGCAAGGAATAAAAGATTTATCAAAATTGACAATCCCAGAGTTCAGAGATGTTATGGTGAAAGCACTTTCAGATCCATCAACAGGTATTGTAGGTGCAACAGATAAATTAGCAAAAAGTTGGGAAGGTACAATATCTAATTTTAAAGATGGAGTAGATAGATTAAAGGCAGCAATAGGTACTGCATTAATAGCAAAATTAAAGCCACTTGTAGAAAAAGTTAATGCTACATTATCAAAGATGGGTGAAATAGGGTGGGATAATATAGCACAGGCATTTGCACAGGAATGGAAAAAAATATTCAAATTATCAGCAGACATTGCTGTTTTAGGTGGTGGTGCTATTGGAAAATCAATTTTGCTTGGTTCAAGAAATGCTTTAATTGCAGGTTGGGCAGAAGGCGTTGGGGGTACACTTGTTAAATTGTTTGGTCATAAAACCCATATAGATGCTATTGACAATTTCTTCATAGATTTGTTCGGAGGAACAGGTGAAAGAAAATATCAAACATTCATAAGAGAATCAAATGAACAAATTGTAGATGAACTTTTTGATGCTATTGAAAAGATTCTTCCAAAGATGGGATTAGTTGCTGATGTTATTATTGCAGAAGCAGAGAAAATAAAAGAAGAAACATCAGGTATTATGGACGATGTGCTTTTTACTGCACAAGATCCTAATTTGTTTGGAATGCCAGAGGGTTATTGGGGAGAACAATTAGAACAATTCAAATCCATTAAAGAAGCAGAACAGAAAATCTATATGGACAGTTTGAAAAGCCAAACAGATGCGTTCAAAGCAGCAGGGGTTTCAGATGCAGATGTAGCAGAATGGGTAGCAGAACAGAAAAAGAAATATCGCAAAAAAGATGCAGATGACCAACTGAAACAAGCAGGTCAATTGGCAGGATCATTAGCAGCATTAAATAAATCAGCAAAGGGTTCAGCAAAAGTAACAGCAAGATTACAACAAACAGAAGCAATAATAAATACTTATGCAGCAGCGAATAAAGCACTTGCCACATATCCACCTCCTTTTAGTTATGTAGCAGCAGCAGCAACAGTAGCAGCAGGATTAGCAAATGTAATTGCTATATCACAAGGAATTAATGATTTTGCAACAGGTGGTAGTTTTGTTACAGGTGGAGAACAGATAATAAGAGTAGGAGATAATCCAAGTGGTAGAGAAATTGT